CCTGTTGCAATTAATTTTCTGATATATTGTCTAATAATAGGAATTGTTGTACCATCACTAGAAAATCTTTTTAGTCTTATCTCACCACCGTTGCTATTAGCCATCATATTAGCAGCCATTTCTTTTACTTCCTCTTTATGAATTGATAAACTGTTAAGGTCAAATTTTGACCAGCAAGATAAGTGTTTTCTTTGAATTACCTTTGTACTATCTTCGAAAAATAATTGTAAAACCTTATAACCATCAAGCATTGCTGTATTGGCTATTTTAGTCATCATTGTTGTTTTACCAACTCCAAAGGGTGCTAGGATTATTGCTAATTCAGTTTTTGATAACCCACCATCCATGATTTCATCTAACCCTTCAATACCAGTACGAATTGGTTTTCTGAAATCATCCGCTAAAACCGAATCAATATCATCAAACACGTTTATACCATCATCTTTGCTATCACCATGTTCAAGTGCTTTTCTTAATTTACTTTCTAATTCTTCATAGTTATCAACTTCACCTTTACTAATGATTTTATTAATTTCAGCCAAAGCTTTCATAAGCTCTTGCTGTTTACAAAATCTCATTGCGGTTTCTTGCACGTAAAGAGTATCGTTAAGGTCAGCTTCTTTTATTTTTCTTAGTTGTGTTAAAGCATATCGTCTTTGAGTATCATCTTTAACATCGTCTAACAATCTAAATTCCAAACTACCGACATCTGGAATAATATCATCTTTTGCTTTGGCGTTTTTAATTGCACCAACAACAATTCTTAAATATTCATCTTCAAAGTAATTTGGGTTAACAATATCTATGATTGCATTACCGAATTTTCTATCGGTAAGTATCTGAGCGATAAGTCTTAACTGATATTCAGCCCCTAGATATCCTAAATTACTTTTGTCTATTTTTGCCATTTTCTTTCCTTTCTTTTAAAACATTGTTATTATAAATATGCAAAAGCATCGAATTAATTCGACACTTTTGCATTATTTTTTACACTTAAGAAATATCTTACATCAGTAATAATTTCTTGAATGACTTCTCTAATATCAACATTAATTTTAGGATTTAAAGTGAAATATTCGTTAGGAAATTCAACTTTAAGAATAGAGATAGTGTCTACCTTAACTTCAAATTGAAACATATCACCTTTCTTTGGTGGTGTTTTATACGAATCTTCATTTTGAGCATAATATGGTTTGTAATTATCCCATAAATAATCAATCGATTTCTTTTTCAAGTAGATTGGAAGAATACCATGTTGTATTCCAGCTACTGAATCAGCTAATTCTTTCAACACATTAATCTTTTCTAATTCTTTGGTAGGATTAGATTTATATACTCTAGCAGCTGCTTCATCTAACGGTGCAAAATTTTCATCAAAATCTCTAATTTTGAAATATCTTTGACAGATAATGTTATCGTTAACGAAGAAAGAAAATTCAAATCTTTCTATTTCTACTGGTGTTCTTCTTTGTACTTCTATTGTTTGTGACATACTTTTTAAATTTAATTTTAATTATTTTTTATTTCTCTATCGATAAGCTTTTTGAAAGGGACTAGATATTCTGGGTATCGATATTCCCCAATTTCTTTATCTATTCCATGACTTTTCATCATTTCAAATACTTTTGTAAATTCCCGATTTTCGGGTAGTAGAGAACCATTTTTAAGTAGTTCTAACGCTCTTATACCATCTTTTGTCATCATAGGTTTAGATAAATTAACCAATCTCTCATTGATTTGATATATTTTATTACCTTGAACTCCATCAGTAACGGCATCTATGATATTTTGCAATACCTTAAGAGGTTTCTGTTTTTGTGCGATTCTTTCTTCTTGTTGTTTACTAGCTTGTTCTATAATTTCGTTTAAAGTTACTTTTCTTTTTGTCAGCTCTGGGAAATGGGTTAATAGTGTTGTTTCACCTAAACCTTTAATTCCTTTGATGCTATCTGCTGTATCCCCAATCATTGATTTAATCAACATTGAATTTTCAAGATTATGGCTAAAGTACGAAGAATAATTGGTTTTACCAACATAATTTTTAAAGTTTAAGAAAAATATTCTAACATCTTCATTTATTAATTGAGCCATATCACTATCATTGGTGCAGATAGTTATTTTTTCGTTTTTGTTTTTGGTGAGGCAATAGTATGCTATAAAGTCATCACCTTCGATAACCTCATCTTTTAATTGTCTGATACATAATTCATTTAGGTAATCCCAAACGATTCTGCGTTGTTTTAATTCTGATTCGTCAATTGGCTGAGTGCCGTTAATGTAGTCTTTACCACGAGCACTTTTGTATGGCTCGTAAATTTCGTATCTTAGTTTGCCACTGAAATTACCATCCCAGAATACATAGACTCTGTGGTACATTTCTTGTTCTAGCAACATACGAAGTGTTGTAAGGAATTGGTATACTCCACCTATATGGAGCCCATCTTTGTTATACAAGTCTTTAGCACCAGAAAAACCCCGTTTGAACAGGGCATTTCCGTCTACTAAAAGTGTATTTTGAATTTCTTCTCTAATTTCACCATTTTTTGGTGGTCTTTTGTTCATTCTAAACCTTTATAAGGTTAATACTCGTTTTTTGTTACTCTCTAATATCATCTCCTTCAAGACGACCTTCAACTTCTTGAAAACTGATTTCTTCATCATAACTAACATTTAATGCGTCATGGATAAATTGTCTTTTTTCTTTTTTGTAAGCATCTAATTCACTTGGGTTAACATAACCGTGTGGTGTCGATGCGATGGTACCATTTCTTTCAATACCTGTGACATGGTTTTTTTCACATCTAATTTTAGCTTCAGTTCCGAATTGGAAATCTTGTCCCAAAGCAACTGCTGTTAATTTTTTAGTTCCATGTGTTAATATACCACCAATGTGAACAATGATTCTAGAATTAAAGAACATAAACTCACCACCTTTGTGTTTCACTACAGTTCCATTCATATTATCTAACCATATTTTTTGAACACAAATCATAGTGTTGGTATATTCACTATCCATACTTCTACTAGAAGGAATTTTAAAGTTAACTATAGCTTGGAAACAACCCATAGCACCTGCATTCCACATATTATTACTAGTGTTTGAACAAGCTGATTTATAACAGTTAAGTGTACCGATAGAATCCCATAGGAAACACATATTATTGGTAACAATACCATCTTCTTGTTTTTGAAGCATTTCACTGATAAATAATGACACATCTTCGATAACTGGTTCCCCTCTCGTAGGTTTAGTCATCATTTTACTATCTTGATGGTTGTAGTTTTTATACATATTGTACAAATCCTTGTTTCTAATCAAGATAAAACCATCTGGTTTCTCGGTAATCTCTCCAGTTTCTTCGTTTACAACTTCTTTGAATTTAACACCCACTTGTTTTGCGTGTTCAGTATTCCAGTTACCTTCAGTTTCAATTACTACCGCTAAATCCCCAATCTTTTGACAACCTGCAATCGCTTCATAAAATGCTGTTGATTTACCAGTGTTTGAATAACCTCTTACTAGAGATAAATAACCACGTGGAAATCCAGGTAATTTTAAAGCATCATGCCATGCTTTTGATAATGGAACCCATGATAATTCTTTATCTTTTGGTTCTGAGTTAATGTTTTGTGATTCTAAAAATGAATCTAAATCGAATGCTACCTTTGCAATTACTGGTTTTTCATTTGTTTTTTTTGGTTTTACCGCCATTAATGTTTAATTTTTGTTCCTCGTTATTTTAGCAAAAAAAAGAAGCAATTTCTCACTTCTTATTTTGTTTTGTTACCTTTGATTAGAAAGGTAAATCATCTTCCGCTTCTGGAGTGGTAGACACTGGATTTGTAACTGTTTCAGCAGCTGTTACATTAGCTTTAACATTTTCAACAGCCATAGTCAATTCTGAATCTAATGAATTAGATTCAGCTTCGTTTTCTTTAGCTAATTCTTTTGCTACGAAACATTTAGCTTCTTTATCCCAGATAGGTGTATACCCTCTAACGATAATTGCTAAATAATCATAGTTTCTTACAGAATAAACATCTTCCCATGTTCTTTCATCAGCTAACCATTCTGCAGATTTAGCTGCATCAGCACTCAAGACATCAGAATCTTGTGCTACAATAGAAGAAATGATTGGTAGACCAGTTTGATTTCTGTTAATCATGATAGTTAAATCACGACCTTCAGTTGGGCTAGAAATGTTTTTGTTTTTCTTAAGACCAGATACAACACCGTGGATTAAATCGAATGCACCTTTTTTAGTGTAGTCGTTATTAAATCTCCAAAATTTAACACCTTCGTCTTCATTGTTTCTATCGATAAGTTTAGCGATATACATTTTTCTAGCATTGTATTTTTTAGCTAGTTCTTTGTCACCAGCATCACCAGTGGCAAGTAAAGCTTCACGAGCTTCGCAGAAAGGACATGCAGTACCTTTTTCATGTTCTAAACATGGGAATGTTTTCTTTTGACCGTCAACCATTGCTGTGTGACCATAGAATTCAACTAACGGAGAACCACCTTTTGGATTTGGCAAGATTCTGATTTCTTTAGTTTTAGATTGTTCATCTTTTTCTAAATCGTAAGTTGTAAAGTAATTTTTTAAGTCATACGTTTTAGCAGTTTCGCTTTTTACGTAAAGTGGTTTGTTGTTTTCTTCGTATTGGGCCAACATTGCCAATAAGTCATCTTCTTCTTTGTTCATTTTTCTAAATTTATTTAATTAATTGTTATTTTTCTAGGTTATGTTTTAGTTTTCTAAAGTTTTTTAATATACAAATATACGAATCTTTTTTAAAAAAGTCAAGCATTTTAAGCAACTATTTTACATGTTTTACTTATTTTTTACAAACTTACACTTAATAATATCATCTACCAACTTTTTTATTTAATTTATTTTCATAAAACAAAAAAACCCCTGATTATCAGAGGTTTAGTTTGGTATTTTTATTTATGATTAAATATCTTCTTCTTCATAGTCTTCTGGTTTTACAGCAAAACTTTGTTTAATATCGCCTTCACTGTAATCAGAATCAATAGTATCTTTATCTAATACGTATTCTTGTTTTTTATCATTACCCATTACATCATACGCACCATGTTTATCGGCCCAGTAATCTGTTAGTTTTTGAGTATAAGGTCCAGAATGTAATGATTGCATTTCTAATTTTTCAACATTGGTTGGGTTTCTTTTTACTATTTCTTTTTCAAGAGCTTCAATTTTACCACTAACAGCATCCATACTAGCAATACGTGATTCTAAATCTTCTAATTTTTTCATAAGAAGTTGTGTATTGTGACTTGCTTTATCTGCAGCACTTTTAGCTTCATCAGTTGAATCAACTAAATCAGTTACATCTAATTCAACTTCATCCCCTGCTGGTTCTTCTACAGGTGCTTCTGGAGCCATAGGTGGCATAGGTGCTTCTGGTGCTACTGCTGGGTCTTCAGCGTTTGCTGGATTTGGTTCAGCTGGTGCTGCATCGCCTGCTTGAGGTTCTCCACCGAAATCTACTTCTGGTGCTGCAGCATCTGGAGGTGTTACCCCTAAATCATTTGCTATTGCATCGGCACCTTCTGGTTCTTCATCAGCTTCGTCTAATCCACCTAATAATAAATCATCATCTTCTGATTGAGCTTCTTTGTAAAAAGAATATTCATTTATAAGTTTAAATCTATTAAGTTCTTCTTTAAGTAATTGTGGGTTAAATTTCGTTTTCTTCATTAGAATAATAATTGTCTTCCGTCTTCTGTTATGATTTTTTTGTTGATTCTTTCAACTAGGCTTTTATCACCTTTAATCACACAAACACCTGATGTACAATCCATGTTTGGGTCTTTGCTTTCAGTATTTAAAAAACCTTCTAGGGCTTTATCTAATTCTACTTTTTTAATATCTTTTTCCATAACTAATTTTATTTGAGTTTGTTATTTTATATATAAATATCGAGTAATCGTTAAAAAACTCTACTTATACTTAAAATCTTAAGTTCTTTATCTTTAATTAGTATAAAATTACCTTGATATTCTTCCCAATTAATTTTAACGTCTTTATGTTCTATATTACCTATTGATTCTTGAGCCTTTTCATCGATTAATTTATTCAACGCATTTATTGTATATAATGCGTTTCCTTTTTTATGTATTGTAATGGCACTAGGAAATAATTCTTTAAGGTTTAGTGATTTATCTTCTGGCATTGATAATTTAAATGTTACTATCAGTTTTGATTCATCATTTTCATCTTTATAACAGAATACTTTTTCTTTACCAATAGAGAATTTAGCCTCTAAATAACTTAGAAACCATTCTAATCTTTCAGGGAAAATAAATGACGCTAATAAACTTGTTTTATTCATTGATTATTGATACTAGATAAGGAATATATCGAGCTTGGAATTCCATTTCTTCCAAGTTCTTTTTATATTCTATAAGTATCTCATCAT